TGGGCACCCCGATTGAATTTACGCATATTGGAATGTTCGATGTAGACCAGTGCCGCAAGGTGGTCCGCATCATGCGAGAAGAAAGGAACCAGTTATGGAAGATTTGAACGTCCAGACCATCGCTATCCCGGTTGAGGAGTACAAGGAACTGATCCAGAAGCAGGCTGAACTCAGCCTCATTTATCACAAGGGTGCAGGCGGCAGCGTTTACGACATTGGTAACTTTGTGCTGGATTTGATGCTTGCAGTTCATCCGGAGCTGATTACCAAGCAGGAGGACACCGATGCTGAATAATTGCACATTTCAGGGCCGCTTCGCCGCTGATCCTGAAATGCGGACCACACAGAGCGGCCTGACAGTTGCCAGCTTTCGCATGGCCGTTGACCGGGACAATGTCGGTCAGGATGGCCGTCGGGCTACCGATTGGCTGAATTTCGTGGCATGGCGTAAAACGGCAGAGTTCGTTTGCCAGTATTTCCGCAAGGGCAGCACGGCTCTTGTGGAGTGCCAGTGCCAGACCCGCTCCTACGAAGACAAGAACGGTCAGAAGCGCACCGCCACCGAGTTTGTGGTCCAGAAGATTCACTTTTGCGGCCCAAAAACGGAGCAGCGAGTGGATGATGGCGGTGAGGCACCGCCGCCGGGCTACCAGCAGCCGCCCTATCAGAATCAGCAGACGCAGCAGATGGGATTCAACACCCAGAGCCAGCGGCCGCAGTGGCAGCAGAGTGCCCCCAGCGGGCAGCAGTCCGGCTACTCGCAGGGCAATCCCGATGACTTTTCTGAGATTGATGACACGGACGACTTGCCGTTCTGACCGCAACAAGGAGGTGGTTGGATGGTAAAGCCAGACAATTACATCATGATTCCCGGATGGATGCGCACGGAACTGGATTTGAAAGGGAACGAGTTGAACCTCTACGCAATAATCTACGGATTTACGCAGGATGGCGAAACGGAGTTTTCCGGAAGCATCCGCTATATGCAGGAATGGTTGGGCGCAGAAAGTAAACAGACCGTGTTCAACACGCTGGAAAAGCTCATCAAAAGAGGATTGATTCAGAAGCGGACGGAAGTTTTGAACGGAGTGCGACACAACTATTATTTAGCTTCGCCGAGGGGCAGTCCAAAAATTAGACCGCCTAGTCCAAATTTTAGACCGGGGGTAGTCCAAAATTTAGACCACCCTAGTCCAAATTTTAGACCTAATAATATAGAAGATAATATAACAGATATTCTAGTTATAAAAGACGGCGGCACCCGCGCAAACGACCCTAGGCTAGATGCGGACCTCGGAAAGATAGTTGATGCCTACGAGGCAAATATTGGAACGTGGCCGCACATCTTGACTCCTGATTTGCAACGCTGGAGAGAACAGTTCAGCACAGAAATGTTGCTTTTGGCTATTTCTGAGGGCGCAAAGAACGGTGCCCACAAGTGGAGCTATATTGAATCTATATTAAGGCGATGGAAAAAGAACAACATCAAAACTCCCGGTGACTTTGAAGCGTGGGAAGCTCAGCGAAAGCCCTCGGCTGGGCAACAACCGAAACGCTCTACGGCCGAGGATTACGATGAAATTTTCAGAGAACTCTTAGGAGGCTCAACGTGACAGACAAAAAACTGAAAGAACTGCTGGCGGTGATTGACAATCGCTATGGCCGTGTCCGCAGTAAAGAAGAGTGCATAATCGAAATAAAAACCTGCGTTCAGGCATTTGGCATGGTTCCTGACGAAATTGTAGAAAAGGCGTTATATGCTGCATTTGCAGAGTGCCGGTTTCCGAAACAGATCATTGTTGACTGGCACGTGGAGATAAAAAAGTTGCAGGCTACTGTGGAGCCCTCGGCAAACGACCTCTGGGCGCAGGCTGCGGCAGCTGCCCGGAAAATCGAGGCAAATCTGTACTACCAGACCCACGGCGGATTCATTGCCCCCGATGGGCGCAAGCTGAAAGGCGAAGATTTCAAAAAGGAAAACGCGAAAATCTTCGCCGCCCTCCCGATGGTGGTGCAGCGGTGGGCTGGCTCCCCGGCAGACCTGTCGGAGATTTTCAGCAGCCGCAGCAGCGCGGATCTGCGCCAGTTCGTCCGGCCGGGGTTCGACCGGGCTGTGCAGGATGCCCCGGTTGAGAGTTTGCAGCCCCCGGCTCTGCCCGGCGGCGCAGCCCCGGCACAGATTGGAGGTGGCACGGCATGAGGTCGAAAAGACCATTCCGCAGCCTGATCGTGTGCGTTTCGTGTGCGATGGTTGGCTGCATCCTCACAAGCACGGCCTACTCCAGGCGGGTGAACGATCTGGAAATTGAGCGGGATATCTACGCCAGCAAGTCATCCAACTGGGAGCGCATGGCCGGAGAACGTGATGAAACAATTGACCAACTTCAAACCGAGGTAGACAAGCTGACCGCAGAACTGAACGCCCAGACCGATTTGACCCTTACATACGCCGGAGCGTTCAGCTGCACAGCCTATTGTTCCGAGGAATACGCCCACATCTGTGGCGAGGGGCACGGCATCACATCCAGCGGCGCAAAGGTGCAACCGGGTGTGACCGTAGCTGCCGACACCAGCGTTCTGCCCTACGGCACAGTGGTCTATATCGAGGGCGTAGGTCTCCGGGTCGTTCAGGACACCGGGAGTGCTGTAAAAGGCAACAAGTTGGATGTGGCGGTAAACACCCATGCAGAGGCTCTAAGCTGGTCTGGATGGGGCTCCCGCCGGGTCTGGATTGTTTCAGGAGGTGTTGAACCGTGAGAGTTCTTATTGCTTGTGAGGAAAGCCAAGTAGTCTGTGCGGCTTTTCGAGCGCGTGGACATGAAGCATACTCCTGCGACATCCAAAAACCGTCCGGAGGGCATCCTGAGTGGCACATTCTTGGCGATGCTCTGTTGCCCCTGAGGGGGGGACAAGTCGAGACGATGGATGATAAAGGGCATTATATCGATGCTTGGGACTTGCTCATTGCACACCCGCCTTGCACATACCTGAGCAATGCCGGAGCACGGCATCTCTGGAAAGGGCACCAGCTTCAAGCTGACCGCGTGATGCTTGGAATTCAAGGCAGAGATTTATTCATGCGGTTTTGGTGGGCGGACATTCCGAGAATTTGTGTTGAAAATCCAGTGCCCAGCAGGGTGTTTTGCTTGCCTCAATACACGCAAAGCATTCAGCCGTGGCAATTTGGGCATCCGTACACGAAGAAGACCTGCCTTTGGCTGAAAGAGCTTGAACCATTGGAGCCGACGGATATTGTTAAACCGATTGCAACTTGGTGCCCATCCGGCTCTTATGCACATAAGCATGGCGAGCAATATAAAGGGATGTTTACAAAAGACCGGGCGAGAAATCGCTCAAAAACATTTCCGGGTATTGCTCATGCGATGTCTGTTCAGTGGGGGTGATAACATGGCGACAAATGACTACGGCGAGAAGCTGGACAGCAATGGCTATGCGCCCAGCATCCTCAGCAAGAGCCCCACCTGTCTGATTTGTGGGCGGTATCGCACCGCCCGGCACGAAGTATTTTTCGGACCGTACCGGGATAAGAGCAAGCGGCTTGGCCTGTGGGCGAACCTCTGCCCTTGGTGCCACCAGAACGGCGTGACTGCCGTACATACCAACCGGGAGGCAGACCTCCGCTTGAAAAAGTGGGCACAGAAAAAGGCTATGGAGTATTACGGGTGGCCGGAAGCGCAGTTCATCAAAGAATTCGGGAGGTCGTACCTGTGATGCCCATCATCGCTATTGACCCCGGCAATGTGCAGTCTGGCTACTGCGTGATTGACCAGAAAACGCTCCGACCGCTGGAGTTCGGCAAAATCGACAACGAAGAACTGCTGAAAAAGCTGGAATCGGCTGCCAAGCAGGGATGGCGGTGGGCGGTCATCGAAATGGTGGCCTCCTACGGGATGTCCGTTGGTCGGGACGTTTTCGATACCACGGTCTGGATCGGCCGGTTCTATCAGGCGCTTTCGTCCCGGTGCCCGGTGCGGATGATGTGCCGCATCGAGGAGAAAAAGCACATTTGCCACGACAGCCGAGCCAACGACACCGCCATCCGGCGGGCATTGATCGACCGATTTGCAGCCCACGACCTGAAAAACGGCAAGGGCACAAAGAAAGCCCCGGATTTCTTCTATGGCTTCAAGGCTGATGTGTGGGCAGCCTACGCACTGGGTCTGACCGCCATCGAGAACCGGGAGAACGACTATAAATTTTCGACTACTTAAAAGCTACTTGAAAGGAGCTTCATCATGGATAATTCTCTGTCTGAATCCGCACGTTTCGCAGTCTACCGTGAAAAACTCAAGGGCATCTGCGAGGCAAACAACCTGAGCTATGTGTTCATCAAGAACGCATATCCCATCAAGCTGGTTATCCGTCCGCTGGGCGGAGTCGGTGAGCAGATGTCGATGCTGGAAGAAGCGACCGAGGACAACTACATCTCACCGGGCGCATCCATCCTGTTCACCGTCAAGGACGGCAACCTGACCTACCGCATGAGCAAGACGTTCACCATCTCCGACACCCTGTTCAACAAAATCAAGAACATCTTCAAGAATATGCACTACCTCTGGCTCCAGTTCTTCTTCCGGGATTTGGTCGAGGGTGGAAAGCTGGCAGCTCTCGGCTACAAGATGCCTGACATTCCGGAATCCGGTGGGCAGCAGGATGCGCCCCGGGAAAATGAGCCTGATTCGCCGAATCTCCCCGGGGAGGCCAAACCGCTGGAAGAAGTCGAGGATGACGAGGAGGACGAGCCCACCTCGGATGAACTGACGCAGGCCACCGAGATTGCCCGGCAGAACAACGGCATCACGCAGGCCATGTTGGAGGAAAAGATGGGCGTGAACGCAGAAAAGGCCATCGCCCTGCTAGATGACATGGAATCCGCTGGTGTGATCGAGTTCTCCAACGGTCACTACACCATCGCCGCTGCTGACAGCGAGGAGGAGTAACCTATGGCAAAGGCAGCAGTGACCCGCAGCATCCGGGATGACCACCAGAAGAACTTCCTCAAAATCTTCAATAGCCTGACTGGAAAGCACAGCCGCTGGGAGATTTGGGAGGACTTCGTCACCCTGACGGCCATCGAGATCTCGAACAGCACGGACAAGGTAAACGCCCCAGAGCGCACCAAGATGTACCAGACCATCGTTTCCAAATACTCCGCCAAGGAGCGGGAGGGCATGGCTGAAATGCTGGGCGAGGTAATCATGGGCATGGAGCAGAATCCAGACCAGGACTTCCTCGGTTCGCTGTACATGATGTGCGAGTTGGGCAACGACCACGCCGGGCAGTTCTTCACTCCCTACGATGTGTGCCGCTGCATGGCCGAGATTACGTTTGACCCGAAGCTGCACCCGGACATGGAGGGCTTCATCTCGGTATCTGACCCGGCCTGCGGTGCTGGGGCCACGCTGCTTGCCTTTTTGAACGTCTGCAAAAGGCGGAATATCTGCTACCACAACAAAGTCCTTGTCATAGCCCAAGACCTTGACTTCATCGTTGGGCTGATGTGCTACATCCAGTGCAGCTTCATGGGCTGCGCTGGATATGTAGTCATCGGTGACACACTTGTAAATCCGGCAACGGCCTACGACAGCCGCGGATTGCTGCCCGCAGGACCACAAAACCGTATCTGGTATATGCCGCTTTTCTCAACCGATGTGTGGTATATGCGCCGCCAGATAGCGCAGATGAACCTGCTGTTTGAACCGAAAGGCGAACCGGCAAAAATCGAAAAATCCGATATTAAGCCCGCAAATTTGCAAAAATCTATCAAAAATGAGCCTAAAGCCCCGGAAAACGAGCCTCTTAACGAAACCAAAACCGGGCAACTCACGTTTTTCTAACCCGAAATAAGAAAGGAGTATCCCTATGGCAGACATTACTTACATCCCCATTCGGCAGTTGTACCCTCACCCCGACAACCCCCGCAAAGAACTGGGAGATTTGTCCGAACTTGCAGCCAGCATCAAGGAAAATGGTGTGTACCAGAACCTGACCGTAATCCCCGGCCACTACCTCAACAGCCGGGAGTACATCGCGAAGTGCGTTGACGAGGGTGGGGATGCCGCCGCAGCAGCGGCAGCATGGACACCCAAGGCCGTGTGGTCCAGCGAGGACTACACTATCATCATCGGCCACCGCCGGGCTGCGGCAGCGCAGCAGGCAGGGGTGTACGAGCTGCCCTGCGCCATCGTAGAGATGGACGAGCGGGAGCAGATGCAGACCATGATGATTGAGAACATGCAGCGCAGCGATTTGACGGTCTATGAACAGGCACAGGGCTTCCAGATGATGATGGACTTTGGGCAGACCGTGGAGCAGATCTCCGACAAGTCTGGCTTCTCACAGTCCACCGTTCGGCGGCGTATCAAGCTGCTGGAACTGAACCACGACAGCTTCAAGAAAGCCGAAAAGCGCGGTGCAACCCTGTCTGACTTCGCCCAGCTGGACAAAATCGAGGACTTGGAAGCCCGAAACCGGGTATTGGAGACCCTCGGCACGCAGAACTTCAACCGGGCTATGCAGGATGCGCTGAACACGCAGAAGTGGAACCATTACCGGGATGACATCATTGCTAAACTTCAGGAGTTCGCAAGGCGAGTAGATGATGCCGACAGGCAGAAATACTCCTACGTGAAAAGCTGGGGCAGCTGGAAAATGAACTGCAAAGACGAGTTCACCGTACCTGATGATGCCGGTAAGGTCGAATATGTGTTCGAGGTTGGCAAAACTGACATTATCCTCTACAAGAAGCGAGATGCAGCTGTCGAGGACGAGGAAAACGCCGCACGAGAAGCGGCACGGGCTGCTGACGAGCTTGCTCACGAACAGTTCTCCAGCACAACCAAATTCATGTATGAGTTGCGCCGGGACTTCGTGAAAGACCTGACCCCGGCAGAGTGCAAAAAGCATTTTTCGGCCATCATGGAATACGCCACGCCGCTGCTGTCTGGGTACGGCCGAGTAAGGGATGATGAAAATGTGCTGCATCTGCTTGGTGTCGCCTTGGACGAACAGGTTCAGGATGACACCGAACTGGAAGATGCACTGAAAATGTTCAACGCCTATGATACCGAGTCGGAAAAAGTTCTACTGGCAATGGCCTTTGATGCGCAGGACAGCGAGCGCACGGGTTATTGGAGTACCATCTGGAGCAGCGAAGCGGGCAAGAGCGTGTATAAGCACAACGAAAACATCCCCCTCAATCGTACCTATGAGCTCCTGACATCCCTCGGCTATGAAATGGCCGATGACGAAAAAGCCTTGCAGGACGGCACCCACCAGCTTTTTGCGGTGTATGGCTCCGGCAGCAAAGCGGACACGCCCTGTGATAAGTGCAAAGCTGCTCACCCTGAATGCGACAAGTGCTGCAAAACTTGCGATGACCACTGCAATGCGTTCCAGCTGTGTAGAAAGGAGTATGGCGAATGACAGACCTTGTAAAGTGTGACCGCTGCGGCACACCGTTCAGCATCCAGACAGCCGGCATCCGCAGTACATGGAGCGGCGATTACATGGTACAGTATTTCACCTGCCCCGGCTGCCACCATCGCTACCAGATTCTGACCACGGACACTGAACTGCGCCAGACCGTTGAACGGCACAAGAAAATTGCCGCAAAAATCCGTATGGGGCAGAGCAAGCATTTCCGGCCGGGAACGCTGAAAAAGTATCAGGCTGAAATGGAAAAGCTGGAGGCCGAGCAGAAAAAGCGGCGAGATGAACTGCTGGACAAGGGCGACGAGATCCTTGCCCGGCTGGGAGAGGAGTAAACCATGGGCGATTTGAAAGAATACGCTGACCGCCTCAAGTTTGAAATCATGGCGGCTGACTTCCTGACCACCGAAGACCGGGAAATGGTCTTTGACCTCATCGAGAAAGTGCTGGGTGATGACAATGCCTGATCAGATCTTCATCAACATTGCGGTGCTGGCCGTGGGCGTGGCTATCGGTGCCCTGCTGGGCGAAACCAGCCGGCAGCAGCATGACCGCCAGTTGTTCCGGGAGTACATCAACTTTATGACTGAATCGGAGCACAACAATGAGCTGCTGTTCCGGGAAGTGATTCAGTTTCAGACCGAGAAAGGAGCCGACCATGAGAAAGAGTAATCGCCCGCCGGAGCCCGGCGCACGTGGGCTTCTGCGCCTGACCTGCCCCTGCTGCGGCAAGGAGTTCGGTACATATCTCCACGTTCCGCAGATGTCCATAGGCTGCCGCTGCGGGGCTACGATCTCGCTTGAGAGGGGGCTCGCCCCCTATGAGTTCGCCTGCGGCTGCTGCGGGCTGGTGGCCAAAGGCAAGACCAACATCATGGAGCCGGAGATCACCATTCCCTGCAAGTGCGGCAACCCTATCACGCTGCACTGGAACAAGGACACACGGAGGTACACAGAATGAACTGGGCAATTGTAATTCCTGCCGGCATCGGCATCGCGGTGCTGCTGTCCATCGCGCTTGTCGCAATCGATGTTTCCGGGCGGATCAGCCGGCAGGAAGAAGCCGACGAGGTCAGGTTCTACTGGGACAGTATGCTTATGTACTCCAAGAGAGTCAGCCCTGATGCCCCGCCAGACTATGAAGTCAAAACGCTTTACGAGAACCGCAAGGATTTTTGTGCGGGATGTGCAGAGTACAACTTCTGCCGCAGTGCAACGATGGTTTACACGCATAGCCCGCGCAGAAACGGATATCCGTGGGTATGTCTGAAAAGGAGGAACGCAAAATGACGCTGGAAGAAGCCCTGCGCTTTATCGACCCGAAAACCGATATGGACGCTCTGGCCGAGGTCGAGTATTACAATGGCTTCAAGGGCAAGGAGGCCACAGCGAAGACCCTCCGAGAAGCCAGCCAGATGGTCGTTGATTTTATCCGTCGTGTATCGTGGCACGATGCCAAAAACCCGCCGCCTGTCCACGATGAAAGCTGGGAGAACGCGGGAGAGAAGCACTGCTGCATCATGAGCGAACTTGTGTGGGTCTGCTGCGAGAGTCGGAACACCATGAAGGGCTGGATTGAAAACGGCAAGTGGTACATCGAGGATGGCCGCCCAGCGGCAGATACGCCCTATGGTGCTGTGAAGTTCTGGGCTCCGCTGCTGGAGCCGCCGGAGGTGGCAAAATGAGCAAGGCCGTTCTTATCAGTATCCAGCCGGAATGGTGCAACCTCATTGTACGAGGCAAGAAAACTGTTGAGGTGCGTAAGACCCGTCCGAAGTTGGAAACGCCGTTCAAAGTGTACATCTACTGCACGAAAGCCCCACAGCATCTTATCACCATTTTTAAGGATGGAGAAGAAACGATGGGTGGCGAAATCCACCACGGAAAGCCTGAATTTATAAAGTGTGATAAGTACCTGCCGGATAGCGTTCGCGACAAAACTCGAATGGTCATTGGCGAGTTTGTATGTGACCGCATTTCGACTATTACATCACCGGGTCCGTTTAGCATCCGAAATGAAGTATCGGGGTGCTGCCTTACCTACGATGAGGTGAAAAAGTACGCCGGATGGGACAACCCCGCCGTGTCACTTCGTAATTTGTATGGATGGCACATCTCCGACCTCAAAATCTACGATAAGCCCCGCAATCTGCACGAGTTCGTCCACTTCGATTTTCAAAGCATGAACGGAACGAATGTTTGCGGGAACACGGAATGCGAGAATTATATGCCGTCTGACAGTTGGATGCAGCCGCCAGAATGCGCCATTGAAGGGTGCTATCTGAAACGCCCACCCCAAAGCTGGTGCTATGTGGAGGAACGGTGCTATGGATAAAGTTGGCGATTCGGCACAGCAGATTCTGGATAAAATTCATCTTCAATTTTTAAGTCAGTATTTTACCATAACTCCGAAGACAAATGAGATGGTGAAAAACTGTGAGGAATGGCTGAAAGAAAGCATCTGCAATGCGAATGGCATAAGCCCTGACATGATAAATGTGTCTGCGAATGAAGTGAAACCGGGAGTCTATCAATTCACTATCACATCAAACACCCCGGTGGTTGTGATTGAGGTGGTGCGAAAGCCAGAACTGGAGGTGCAGCATGGCAGCTGAACGGCTACATTTCAAGGTTGAATCTCCGGCAAACTTTGTCAAGCTGGCCTGTACCATTCTTTTTGAGCAGAAAGAGGAACTGCTGGAAGATTACGGCTCTACTTGGCACGATGTGTTTGATGGGGATGCAGGAAATCAACATTTTCAACGGTTCATGGAAGACTTGTTTCCGAACGGCTGCACGGTTGGGGAAAGCGAACTGAATCTGATAACAAACCGGGCGGTTCATTTTCTAAAAACGGATGCAGTTTGCCTTAACATAAAAGCGAACCATGACAAAGCACGCTTTACATATTGGGTTTATTTTGCTCCTGAGCATAAGGTCTATGCGTGCAGTTTTGCGCGGCACGAGGAAACCATTATTGATATTCTCACCGCATTTTTTGGCAAGTCGATTGAAGATTATAGTCCGTATGACTTGAAACAGTTTATCTTAAATTCCTTTGAAATCAGATCCGACAATTCGTCTGTACGGTCAATCGCAGAAGATGCGGATTATATTCAGCAGTCCGCGTATTTCAGATGCATTCGTAAAAACGAGAAAAAGGAGGAGAAAAAAACGTGAACGAGAGGTCAATTTTATTTTGTGGAAAGGACGGAAGGTGGAAAGCCTACGACGATTCTTATGACATAACGATTCACTGCGAGTCCAAACGAGAAAAGGATGAAATGCTCGATTTGTTGGGTCGAGCATGGTGTGACGCTACAACATCTGCAAAAAATGCAGCAACCCTTCTAAAGGATTTCTGCAAGGGGCAAAACAATGTGGATCCGGATTGTTGCGAGAAATGCATCTTCAGCGACAAAAAAGATGGCAGCTGCCTTATCGCAAACGAAGTTCCTGAAGACTGGCGTGTTTGAGGTGATGAAAATGAAGTACCGAATCGAGGTTTCGGAAGAGCAGCTGCGCGTCATCGGACTGGCCGTGGACGAGTACATGAGGCTACGCATGGGGCAGTTCGACGCTCTGGCCGAAGACTTAGTTTATGATGAAGTAGATCGAGCCGAGGCGTATAAGGATAGTCGCCAGTACGGTGTCCTTAATGAACGGCACCACAATCTCGAAAGTATGTTCGAGGCCGCCTACAAGCTGGCCTATCCGCCGCTGGGATACCGCGAGCGGCAGCACGATTCATGGGGAACGTGCATCGACCTTGTACACGCCATCGAGCACCAGCAGTGGCTGGATTCCCCGGGGGAAAAGCGAGAATCCCCCGGGACGACAAATCGTTCGTTCAAGCCCGTTCCGCTGGGGCATGAACCGTTCCCGAAAATCGAGAGGGTGGAAGAATGAGCTGCCTGTCTTGCAAGAACTACATACCCCTTGACCCGCCCATCCAGCGCACCGATTCCAACGGTCAGGCCTATGAGGTGCCGGGATTGTGCAAAATTGGAGCAGACCACATAATTTCTGGGCTTCCTGTCTATCTTCCAACGGCAAAATGTGATAAAATAACAGAAGCACCGTTGCAAAACGGCAGCTGAATTATGACGGAGGTAGGCTGTGACATTACAGGAATTGTCCAAGTATTATGACATTCAGATGACCCTCGAAAAAGACCGTGAAGCCTTAGAGGGGCTGCGGCAGAGAATCACCCCTGCCTCCCCTCAGCTGACCGGGATGCCCCATACACCCGGCGTCCGGGATAAAGTCGGAGATCTGGCCGTAGAACTGGCAGACATGGACGAACGCATCCGCTGGCTGGAAGAACGGGCAGCGGAAGAAAAGCCCAAGGTCGAAGCGTACTGCAAGAGCATCATGGATGCCCGGATGTATCTGGTTTTCAGGCTGCGGTTTGTGCGCTGCTACTCGTGGGCGGAAGTTGCTGGAGTTCTCGGTAAAGGATATACCGAAGATGGGGTCAGCCGGATGGCATACAACTACCTCGCCAAAAACTGACCGATAAGCCCTGCATTTGCGGGGCTTTTTATTTTTGCCCAAAAACTCAAATTCAATCTCAAATTTCCATAAAATGCGGCCAAATATAGAAATGAGTTTCACATTTTTGCTGCCAAAAGTTAAATTCAAACTGAAAATATCAAAAATCAATGCAGATTGATTCACACGATGACGGACGCCGTCGGATGGTTTCACACGGCGTGTGATTCCGTGTAATAATCACCGACGCTTACCGATGGATTCAGATGACAACGGCTGCTCCAAGTGATATGATTAGGATGCAAAATCCGAATCAAGCCAAGCGGTGCCTGCCAGAAATGGCAGGTGCCGCTATTTTTATACCTGAAAGGAGGATTCCGAGCCGCACGCTGCTCTCCTTTGCGTGTGGCATTACCGCAGCACCCCCGAAAAGCCGAGGTGCTGCAAGCTGGACATTTCGCCGTGCCCGGCCGCAAAGAAGGAGATTTTTCCATGTATCAGAAAATCAAGGCAAAATTCAAGGCAAATCCCACTATTTTCTATGCCTGCTCCATTGTCGCATCTTGGGCAGGAGTTGGCAGCCTGATGAACTTCCGCACACTGGCCATCAACAACGGCGCAGCAGCGGCCATCATCTGGGCAGTGTTCAACTCGCTGGCTTGCATCCTGTTCGGTCTGTTTGCGGAGTACATCCCGACAGTCCGGCGACTGATGCAGAGCAAGGTGATGTTTTACTTCATCGGCTTCCTGACCGTGTTCCAGACATGGACGCAGATGTCCGGCATCTATGAGATCTTCGGCGATACGCCCATCGGAACCACCGGAGGCACACTCATTGTGTACGGCACTTGCATCGTCTTTCTGCTGTTGCTGCTCAAAGACGGCATGATTCGCAACGTGCTGTCGGATGGGTTTTCGTGGGTGGTGGTTTACGGCCTGCTGGCTGTGGTTGTTGTTGCTGCTCTGGTCTACACTCGCGGCAATTTCGTCAACATCGACCCCGGCCTGAACGCTGCTGGCATCCAGACAGGGCTCTACAAGGGCTTTCTGCTGCTGCCCGGTCCGTTCACCTATCCGTATTACTACTCCCTGTTCTCCTATAACGACAAGAATAGCGACGGCACCCGGCGCGGAAACATGAAGATGTCCTTTGTCCTTGCTGGCGTGATGTTCGGCGTCTATATGGTGCTGGCTGCGCTGCTCACATGGGTCAATTTCAGCCCGCTGCTGAACACCATGAAGGCTATCCTTATCACCATCATCGCCCTGTCCTCTCTGTCCACCTATCTCTATTCGGAGTATCTGGTGTTCGGTGACACCATGGGCTTTATTCTGGACGTTATCACCGTGTGCTCGTGGCAGATCGTGATTCCGCTGGGTGTCATGGGCATCTGGACGCTGATGAGCGAGATCCGGCTCTACATCATCATTGCTGTGCTGCTGGCCTCGGTTGTGCTGCACCTCGTTTCTGACCGAAAGGAGGATGCACGATGAACATCACGGTAAAGAAGCTGGCAGAGCTGCATAAACCTGCTCATAACATCCGTAGGCACTCCGACAAGCAGATCACCGAGTACATCCGCAGCATTGAGATGTTCGGACAGGTGAAGCCGCTGGTCGTTGCCGAGGATGGTGAAATCATTGCCGGCAACGGTCTGTACGAAGCCCTGCTCCGCATGGGTCGGGAAACCTGCGACTGTTATGTGATGGTCGGGCTGACCGATGTGCAGAAGAAAAAGCTGATGATGGCCGACAACAAGGTCTATGAACTGGGCTTTACCGATGTGGATGCCATCGAAGAACTGGTCAAAGAACTGGACGGCGATGTGGACGTTCCGGGCTGGGATGCTGACCTGCTGGAAATGCTGAACAGTACCACGGATGAGGCCGATGAAGCGATTGGCTCCTACGGCGATTTCCCGGAAAACGAGATTGCGCCCATCAATCGCCATCAGGCAGAGGAACACGTTCCGTATGCCGAAACACCGACCTACCCGGTGGCTCCCGCCCAGCAGCCTGCTCCTACCGTCTCCGCTGCCCCGCAGCAGCCCTCCACAGTGCTGGAGGTGTCTACACCTTCTGAACCGCAAACAGCTGCTCCAGAGGCGGACAGCGGCGTGGAGCAGCGCAGGTGCATCCGTTGCCCGAAGTGTGGTGAACTGATATGCCTGTGAAAGTAGTGGAAAGCAGTATGAACGTGCTGCAGGCGGCGAAAATCCGTATCCGCAATGTGTTCGCAAACGGCTGCAAAATCTATCTGTCGTTTTCCTCCGGCAAGGACAGCCTGTGCATGGCCAACCTCGTGTATGAGATGATTCTCTCCGGCGAACTCGACCCCAAGCAGCTGACGGTGACGTTCATTGATGAGGAAGGGCTCTATCCCTCCATGGTCGATGCAGCACACCGCTGGCGGCGCAACTTCCTGTCGGTCGGCGCAAAATTCTTATGGTTTTGCTTGCCGTTCAAACAGGTGTCTGTGATCGACCATCTTTCCAGTTCCGAATCGTGGATAACGTGGGAACCGGGCAAAGAGGATGTGTGGATGCGGAAACCGCCTGATTTTGCCATCATGTACAGCCCGTATCTCCACTATGCCGGGGAGATGAACTATCAGACATTCTGCTCCAAGGCGTTCTCCGACGGCATCCAGCTTGTCGGCCTGCGCACCGCAGAGAGCCTAACCCGCTTAAAGTGCATCGCCAACACCAAGATGGAGCGCATCACCCGCGGCGGCAAGTTCTATCCCATTTATGACTGGTCGGATTCCGATGTCTGGCTCTACATCAAAGAGCGAAACCTTGAATTCCCTGAAATCTATATGAGGCTCTATGAGGCGGGTGTCCGAAAGAACGCCCTCCGGCTGTGCGCGTTTTTCGGTGACTGCGGCACACAAGGCCTCCGCTGGATAGCTGAAACGGACAACGACCTGTGGGAGCGCATCCAGCGGCGAGAGCCCAATGCCTACCTCGTTTTGCTCTACTGGGATTCTGAAATGTTCCGGCGCACCACAAGAAAGCGCGGCGAACTGGAAGAGGAATCCGAGAAAAAGGACTACAAAGCCCTCTGCAAAGACCTGCTGTTCCTCCACCCGGAGCGGTACACCATCGCCAAGGACACCTTATCCCACATCGACCACTGGCGAGGCCTGTTCATAAAGACCTATGGTATCGCTGAACAGAAGCACTACAAGACCATGTATGAGGGGCTGCTGTACGGAGATCCCAAGATGCGTATCCTGCGCATCCTCTGGACCACCATCTACAACGACCACAACGCCCGCATCAAAGAGGAGCAGAACCATGGAAAGCATTGACGTATTCGCACCGCTGGCATCCCTCCAGTGGGTAGACCGCAACACCATCCACGCCAACGACTACAACCCCAACAAGGTCAGTGAGGAGAACCTGAAGCTGCTGGTGCAGTCCATCCTGACCAACGGCTGGACACTGCCCATCGTGGTACGCCCGGACGGAACCATCATTGACGGCTTCCACCGCTGGACAGTATCAGGCCGTGAACCGCTGCTGTCCCTGCTGGGCGGCAAGGTGCCTGTCGTAGTCGTAGACCATCACGGTGACGAGAGCGCCGACGTATACGGCACCATCACCCACAACCGCGCCCGCGGCACACACCTGCTCGACCCTATGAAAGCCATCGTGAAGAAGCTCATGGACGAGGGCAAGACCGTGGACGAGATCGGCAAGCAGCTGGGCATGAAGCCCGAAGAAATCTTCCGTCTGTCCGGCTTCACCAAAGACGAGTTCCTGAACATGATGACCAAAGACCATCCAACATACTCCAAGGCCAAGGTCATCCGCAGCATCTGAGAGAGGAGCGTATCACAATGACTGTCGTAGACATCTACGTTAATAATCCTGTACCTGTGCAGGACATGAAGTTCACCTTCGTGTATGACCCTGCAATGGTTGAAGCTGCGCTCCACCCGCCCGACAGCGGGCAGGAGCAGCCGTTCAGTGCCGAAAAGGTACTGTGACGGGGGTACCCTACCATGAGCGGGCTCGTCGACCCCGAAATCGTGCTAGTTAGTAAGGGAAAAATCAGCCATTTCGTTACGCTTTGTATAACAAATTTCAAGGAATTTTCCAGATAGTTTTACCAGAAAAGGAGGTGGTTTCTGGATGCCTACAAAAGAAAGACTTGCTGACAGAAACGTGACCACCACCGAACTGGCTCTGATACTGGGAATCACAGGCCGCAGAGTGCAGCAGCTGACACAGGATGGTGTGCTTACCACCGTCAGCCGGGGAAAGTTCGTCTTGTCTGATGCCGTGCAAGCCTACATCGGCAGCATCTCCCGTGGCGGACTGACCAAGGAAGAAGCGGAGGAGGCCAAGAAGATTGAGCGGGTCAAGGCCAAGGCTGAGGCCACGCTCAAGACCAGCAAGGCCAAAATCGCACAGGCAGAAGCCAAGGAACTGTCTGGGCAGATGCACCGCAGCGAGGACGTTGCTGCCATGACCGCCGAACTTATCTACACCATCCGGGGTGCGCTGATGGCGTTGCCCAGCCGGGTGGCCATCAATGCTGCTGCTCTATCTGACCCTGCTGAGGTTGCAGAGTATATGCGCGGCGAGGTCAATCAGATTGCGGAGGAAATCGCTCTGTTCCGCTATGACCCGGCCAAGTATGAGGCTCGCGTCCGGGAACGCCGGTCGTGGACTGATAAACTGGGCGGTGACGAGGATGAGTGACAACGCCGCAGTAGACCGCCTGAATGCTCTGGTGTCGAAGCTGGTGGCAGCTATTCGCCCGCCGCCCAACGTGACGGTCAGCGAGTGGGCAGCACAAAACCGCGTCCTGTCCCCGGAAGCATCTGCTGAACAAGGCCGCTGGCGCAACAGCAGAACGCCCTATCTGGTGGAAATCATGGACGCATACTCTGACCCTCGCGTCCATCACATTGTTGTCGTTGCGTCCTCGCAGGTCGGCAAGAGCGAATTTGAAAACAATGTCATCGGCAGAACGATTGACGTTGACCCCGGATCTATCCTTTTTATCCACCCGGTTCAGACTGATGCCAAGGAGTACAGCAAGCTGCGTATCGCTCCCATGATACGAGACTGTCCTACCCTGCGGGCAAAGGTAGCAGAGAGTAAGAGCCGAGACAGCGGCAACACCATTCTGCAGAAGTCTTACCCCGGCGGCATCCTGACCATGTGCGGCTCCACCGAGGCGCACGCTCTGGCATCGAAACCCATCCGCTATGTGCTGGGCGATGAACGTGACCGCTGGGCTACGAGTGCCGGCACTGAGGGCGACCCTTGGGAACTGGCGATGGCCAGACAGACCACATTCTACAACGCCAAGGCTGTGGAGGTCAGCACCCCAACCATCAAGGGGCACAGTGCCATCGCCAAGTCCTACGTAAAGGGCACGATGGAACGCTGGGTATCCCAATGCCCGCACTGCAAGGGCTTCCACGAACTGCGCTGGGAAGATATTCGGTACGATTACGACACCATCGAGACCCACGGCGAGAAAACCTACAAGGTCAAGGACGTGTGGTATCTCTGCCCGGAGTGCGGCTGCATTTCGGACGAGGTGACCATGAAGCGGGCACCCGCTCACTGGCAGGCTGAAAATCCGGCAGCTTATGAGAACGGCATCCGCAGCTTCTGGCTGAACAGCTTCGTCAGCCAATGGGCGGCATGGAAAGACACCGTGCTGAAATACCTGAACGCCTTGGGCGATACCAAGAAGATGCAGGTCGTCTACAACACCCGCCTTGGGCTGCTGTGGGAAGACCGTGGCGATGTGCAGGACGAGGATACCATGCTGGGCCGCAGGGAGGAATATCCCGCAGAACTGCCGGAGGGTGTTCTGGTGCTGACTGCTGGCGTTGACACGCAGGATGACCGCATGGAGTACGAGATCGTGGGCTTCGGCCACTTCGGGGAAACATGGGGCATCGAAAAGGGCATCGTCAGCGGCAGACCTGACAGCGATGAAGTCTGGCAGCAGCTGGACGAACTGGTGTTTGACCGCAAGCTGAAATTTGCTGATGGCGTGGAACTGCCTGTGTCCATCAAATTTGTGGACGAGGGCGGTCATTTCACCCAAGAAATACGCCAGCGGTGCCATGACCGCATAGGCAAAAAGGTTTTCTGCATCAAGGGTTTTCCTGGCTCTGATAGGCCGTTTACCAGCCCTCCGAAGCAGCAAAAAATCACGGTGCAGAACCGCTACATCGGGATGTGCTGGCAGTACCAGTTGGGCGTTGACTCCGGCAAGCAAATCATCATGGACGATTTGAAAGTGCAGGAGCCGGGTGCCCGGTACTGCCACTTCCCGCGCCGGGACGATTACGGCCTCGGCTATTTCAACGGCCTGCTGTCTGAGCATTTAGTTTACAAGGATGGCCACCGCAATCCGTGGCAGTGGGAGAAAATCTCCGGCCATGAGCGCAACGAGCCGTTGGACTGTAGAAACTACGCTCTGGCGGCTTTCAAGGTGCTGCCGAAAGACCTCGATGCCATTGACCGCAGGCTGAAACAGCTGCGTGGCAAGGCAGTCGATACCCCGGCAGCGGTAAATATTCAACAACCCATCTCCCGCTCCCAGCCAACCGGCAGGAAGCGGGAGAAATTTTTAGATGACTGGTGAGGTATGAGGTATGGATACCGTGACCATCAAAAAGCGGCTGGAGTTCCACACGCAGCGGCTTGACAACCTATATTTGGCCTACAACAAGCTGCTTTCCGGCGGCGTGAAAAGCTACCGTCTTGATGACCGGGAACTTACACGCCTCGACCTCGGCAAATTGAGCGATGAAATCAAGGATGCCGAGGAAAAAGTCGATGAACTGACTGCGCTGCTGAACGGTCAGAGTGCCCGCAAGGCATTTGCCGTTATTCCGCGCGATTGGTAATTTTTTAGGGTA